AGTACCAATGACAGTACCAGCACCAAACAGCGCGGCAGTCATCTGAGCCGTTACCTTCTTGGAGATACCAAGAGCGAAGATCTCAGCGGAACCCTGAGCCAAGTCACTGATAGCAAAACCCTGATTCAACTCCTGCTGAGTGACGGTAAAACTCTTGGTGATCTGATTAACAGTCACCGAGGTAGCAGCGAGCGTGGACTGGTTAGCCGCACCATCTTCAAAGTTGGTAGCGTTATCAACAGTCGCATCACCAGTGGTAAACTTCTTGACCTGAACGGTAGCGCGGGGGCGGAGGTTATCCAAGCCAACGTTGCGCGTAAAGCCAGCGATCATCGCCAACTTAGTGGTAGCAACAGTGATAACCGCATCAGCGAGATAATCGACAACCAAGCCAGCCGCGAAGGTGTTCGCATTTTGGGGAGCGATCATTGCGGACTGACGCAGCAGCTCGGAGTGATTCTCGATCAAGAAACCCTTACGCTCTGCACCAGCGCGAAGAGACTTGTGCTTCTCCAGCAGCGGATTGCCCAAGTTCTGAATCACGGGACGAACAGGATCAGGAGCGGGAGCGGCGGTAGGAGACTTAATGGAAGCCTCCAAAGCGGAGAGCTTAGCCATGATAGTAGCGAGATCAACGGAAGCGGCAGGAGCAGCCGCAGCCGTCACAGTAGTAGCAGTGTCAGACATATGTGTGTCGGTGGTTTGTGTTGGTTGCGACGTGGAGTCCACGCCATTTTTGCCGTTAGCGGTTTGGCTATTAGCAGAAAGCTTGTCTTCGGAAGAATCGTCTTCCCCTTCTTCGCGCTCAATCTGAGCGTACAGAGCGTTGAACCAATCGCGTCCAGCAGCACCTCCCCAGAGGTTAGCCGCTACGTCAGCGGGAGTGTTAGGTTCAGCCTCCAGAAAACGGTCGTTACGCGCCCACCAAGCGTTTGCTTTTTGGATCTTATCTTCGGTGGGAACTTCGCCAGCAACTAGAGACTCAGCTTCGGTCACAGTCTCTTTCTCAAGACCATCACCAGCCAAGCCTTCAGCGTATTGCTCTAGACCTTTGCGAAGGTTGTTTTTAACCGTCTCAGGAGCCGTCTTGGTAACAGCGCGGGGATGCCATTTAGCAGCCATTGCAAGCTGTTTGATGGGTTTGTCCACCAAGCCAAAAGCGACAGCCTCAGCGGTGGTAAACCAAGTCTCAGACTTCATCGCAGCACGGATTGACTCGGGAGAGCGTCCGGTCTTCTTAGCATACACTCCAACCAGCACTTGAGCGTGTTGATCCAAAGCGTCAGCCATCTTACGCATATCCTCCGAAGTACCAGAAGCCATCCCTGATGGATCGTGAATCATCATCAGAGCGGCCTCAGCCATCTCGACGCGATCACCAGCAAGAGCGATAATGGAAGCGATAGAAGCAGCGATACCAACGACCCGAGTGGTCACCGGAGCTTTGCGACCGCGCAACTGGTTGTAAATGCTGAGACCATCCCAAACATTACCACCGGGAGAGTTGATCTCTACAAGCAGCGGACCACTGCCAACTTCAGCCAGAACGTCGGAAAATTGCTTTGCAGATAGACCGCTACCTCCAAACCAGTCTTCGCCGATCTGATCGAAGATCTGAACGGTCGCGGGTTCACCGGCAGCGTTAGCTGGAGCGTAGTAAAGCCAATCGTTTTTCTTAATGAAGCTCATTCAGTTTTGGCTTTAGGTTTCCGAGTCTTCTTTACAGCAGCGGTAACAACATCGGCAGACACAATATCATTGGATGGAGTCTGTGAGTCTGGAGCAGCTACTGGAGACGGAGCGTTTTGGTTTTCTGCCGGTATGTCAATACCAGTAACCGGAGGATTGGCGGATTTCTCTTTCTGGATTGTAGATATCTCAGAAACATCCAATCCATATTTGAGAGCCAACTCGCGAACAAACAAAGCTTGCTGTGCTTTAGCTTCTAGCGAAGAACGCCAATCGAGACCACGCGCACCATAGACTTCGTCATAGGTAACAATTCCAGCCTCTAGCTCTGCCAATTGAGCCGCAGAGTTACGGCCAACGTCAACATTGGGAGAGCGGGGAGCGGTAATCGATACTTCGTACCAGTCGCTTGGAGCGTCATTGAGCGCAGGATCGTTCTTGATCGCGTACTCCATAACGTACTCGTAAATACGACGAGCCGCTGAAGCCATCACTTGATGCCGAGACTTGAACCAGACCGCAGACATATCTAGCGCACCGCGATAGACAGTTCCCTGCATCGACTCGGGATATACCAAAACGTAAGGAATACCAACGCCAGCGCACACTTTCTCGGTTAGTTGTCGCCAATACTCCCGCATATTGACACCGGGACGCTCGGTTGCAAATTGCTCAAAACTGTCACCATTCTTCATTACCTTAACGCCAGATCCAAAGACCTGTTCGTAGTAATTTTCGGCGGTGTTGAGGCTAGTTCCAGCAGTACCAGCGCGGAGATTGCTAGCTTGGACCTCACCGGAGTCAGTCTTAACAACTTGAGCGACAGAAGCACCAAGCTTGCAAGCTTCCATCTCCAACTTTTGGAGATCATCAAGATCGTGTAAATCGTTGATAACCGCCGAGACAAACGGAAGACCTCTAAGTTGACCGGGACGATTCGGCTCGTAAATGTGAACAACTGAGTCAGAGCCAATAGATCGGACATCAGTTAGGTTACCCTGAGTCTTCTCGTTACCGATAAAGTAAGAGATTGCGCGACCAGTACGAGGGTCAAAGCGGATACCGTCAAACACGGTTTCATCCCCCTGCATTCCGGTTGGAGTAGCAATGGATTGAGCTTCAATAAGCTGCAATCGAGGCTTGCCGCTGTCACCTTTGGTCAACAACAAGAACGATTCACCATCATAGAACCAACCGCGAGCCGCTTGGGACATTAGGGTTGAGAACGACTGGCGAGAACCAATATCGGGATAACGGCTCCAGATATCAAAAGACTTCTTGGCTTTGAGATTCCAAGCGGGATCGCTTGAAGCTGGCTGAACTGAAAAATTAGAACCTACAGTGTAGGACTCGAAGAGGTCTCCAAGTCTATTTAGAACAGCGTTATTCTGTTCAAAAAAGCGAGACTTGCGGACAATAGCTTGACGGGTTGCGCTAGTAACATCAAACCGCGCTGAAGTGTAAGACGTATCGAGATAAGAGCGACGAAGACTGTTACCGGCTCCTTCGTACTTATTGACGGGAGCGGGAAAAAGCTTGTTCGCTATGTTTTGAAGAAATCCCATTAGCTCATCCGAGTTGTGGCTTCACGGCGGAATTGCGTGAAATCCCCATAATACCGAGTGGTTGAAACCAGAACGGCGGTCAACATCTTGTTGTAAATCTGGAGATCGGTGGGACTAGAGATTCCATCTCCAGAAAGCAAAGTTACAGCGTAATCGTAATCTGTAAGCAGAGACTCCCACATTTGAAGCATCTCAATTGGAGCGGCGGTCCCCTTACCGGGTTCAGCGAACTCAACGGAAACGTCAGAACTGGAAGTGCTACGGACTACGTTACCGCTCTCCATTGAAGCAGCGGAGACGGTAAGCTTAGCTGTTAGTGCCTCAAGCAGCGTCAAAGCAGCTTTGCTCGCGTAAGTGGTACGCAAGTAGGACCGCTTAGTTGCTACTGTGTATGTGAACACTTGCGCGGACTATCAACAAGCCGCCAAGTTTGTCAACCACTAGAATTTTCAGCGGTGCTGGAAGTTAGATCGTTCCATAGCATTACCATAGCTAACTGCATGATCTCACAATCGTGTAAATGGTCCGGCCAACGAGTGTTTCGCTTGAACCACAAGTGTTTGATTCTGCCAGATCTGCTGGCTGTTGGTCGCAAAACGTGAGAGTCTAAGTGCTTCCAGTATGTGTCTGAATCGCTCGCAAATGCTCCCTCAGCGTCGAGCGGAGCGGGTAGACTACAAACACTCCATTCATGTTTCTCGCTCCCCTTACGGAGCCGCTGAAGCACTTCTCGCATATGCTCGGTATCAAAGATCAGCAGCGGTTGAACAACCTCAGTAGTCATTGAGGTTGAGGTTGTTATTCCAAAGGGATGGATTGAGCCGGTCTTAGATGTAAATCTTGCTCCAGTCTCGCGTCCTTTCATTGGCATCCAACCAATCAACATAGGCTTTCGGAGACCTCCCTCTGGTGGATAACGGAGTCCGCAGGGATAGTTGATAGGGCTGTTGCTGGTTGTCGCGTGAGCCGCACAAGCATCGTACACCGCTTGCGTATTATAACCGGAATCAACGCCAACATCCATATCGTGGACCTTATATTGGATCTGAACCCTACGCAGCGCGGCAAAGTCATCAGCGTGACCGGCTCCAACGAGTCGAGAGTTGCCGTTGAGCCATTCTCGGCAAACCCACCAGAGGAACGGAGCGGCAGCTTGAACGTCAGCGGTAAGGTAACGTCTTGCTTCTGGCATCTCCGCATCAGAGACAATCTCAACTCGGTCTTGTTGGGTCTCCTGATTCTCCCACGGTTCCGCCAACATACCGTTGATGAAACCCTGCAATCCCATCATTGAGGATTTAGCTTCCAAGAACGAGACAGCCAGATTTCCCCAAGTACATTTTCGATCTGGGGAATACAAAGACGACAAGTGATAAGACCTCACGCTCGGTAGGCTGGCTTTATTTTCCGAGATCCACTTGCCGTGACGTAACCCTGCAACCTTCTGGCTGTCAGATATCTTCCCCTGACAGAGTTGGCAGACGTAATGGGCGGTTGTACGGATTCGCTGCCAATCGGGTCTACCGTCTTCCAGCTTCTCGTTTTCCCAAGTGACTTGTCGCCACTCCAGCTTGATATGTTCTCGGCAATGCGGACAGGGAATGTAATACCTTCGCTGATCCCCACGCAGATAACGTTGCCAGATTCGTCCCTCTGAGGTTGTGGGAGTGCTTGTGAAAAACGCTTTCGAGCTAGAGAACGCTTTGAGCCGCTGTTCCGC